GGCTGATTCGGTTTCAAGCAAAGCATCACACTCCAATACCGGCTTACCGTGCATGAAAAGGATCTCTTTTGAATCCTGCCATTCACCGTACTTTAAATGCACCTGTTTATCGTGGTTACCGGCCTGAATTTCCAAAGCCGTCATAACGGCTTCCGGCACATACCAACGCATACGGCCCCTTCGCCCGGCAGGAATTTTATCCTTCGCCTGTATGGTCAGTTTGCGAAGATCAATAAACGAAGCATTGGTAGTATCGGTAATGGAGAGATCGGATACGTCAATATTGCAGATCCGCACCACGCTACGCCAATCCGCAAGAAAGAATCCAATGTTCCACTTCCATTCGTCACCAACCGCCCGGAAAGGATTACCGCTGGCATCTTCCGCATCAAACTTACCCAGATCTTCGTGCTGGATGCCTACCGGCATATTCTTCGGATAGATCCCAAAGAAGTCGGTCGGCCCCCAACAGATACCCCAAATAGAACAGTTATCGGAGCCGGTACCCTCACCATCGATAACGTTCGGGCCGTCACTATAGGCGTAATGCGCCGTTAGCCCCCGGAGTTCATCGATATCAGTGTTAGGGTTTCCATAGATAAGCTGATCGACGGCCTTCTGCTTCATTGCTTCTACGTGCAGCTTGCCCTGTTGAAGACGGAAAGAGTTTTGCGCATCCGTACCTTCATACAGTTTCAATTCATCTACATCAACTCCCCATCGGGTACTGATCTGTCGGGTGGGTTCCTTGACGGTGGCTACCCCGGCCTTGCTGTAAACGGTACCTTGATATAAACGCCGGAAATCGGCAGTCGGCAAAGAAGTATAAATCTTTCCTTTATGCCCATCGACCATATTACCCTGCATCCATTTAACATCGTCAAGGATCGGGTTATCTTCCTTCAGCATATTGATGATCGTGGAAAGCTTACCGTCTTCTTCATAAAACTGCCGCATTTCAGCCAGCGAATAAACGGTTGTCGCTGAAAATGTTGCTGTCATTTGTTTTTCTCCTTTTTTTAATTAGAGTATTCGTCTACCGGTTTATACCCCATCTTCTGATGATCGGGTACCTCTCCTTTGTTCCCGGAGCTACCCCTGTTGGTAACCAACTCATCTTCTGAAAAATGAGGTGTTATCCTTGCCAGAAATCTGACAAGGGGAGCGCAGTTCTGATGATTAATACTTTCCAGATACTGCACTAATTCCTTATTGGTATCAAACTTACCGATAAGTAAATTTACCTTCGATAATGTTCGATCTAATTTTTCGCCACCAATCTCCGGGTCATCCTGAAGCTCTTTAACCCAGATATCGCTCTGCTCCTGCCAGAAAGAGCTATCCTGTTCGGTTTTCTTCGTTAACAGATCCAGACCCAGATTCGTTAAGGTGGCTTGATCTTCCTTCGACATTTTTTGAATTAACGGCAAAGCTGCGTCAACCAGCGCTTTATCGACCCCAATTTCCTGCAACGCAGGAGGGATCTGCACTTCCCCCGATTCCCCCGGTGGATCTCCTGCCGGTGGATCTCCTGCCGGTGGATCTCCTGCCGGTGGATCTCCTGCCGGTGGAGCTCCTGCCGGTGGAGCTCCTGCCGGTGGATCGTCTTCGGCTCCGGCCAACGGGTCTTCATCAGCTAATGCCAACGGGCCGTGATATTCAAATCCTTCGTCTTCAATTACTTCCATGGTTGCCATGTTAAATACTGTTCGTGTATGAATAAACATTTTATTTTTCCTCCCCTTCCGGTTTTTGCATTTCGCTTTCCAGATACTCTGCGATAAGTACGGGCAATATTTTCGGATCGGCCTTTAAGCAAAGCGCCAGTATTTCAGCCCCTATGGTACGCTGCCCATCTAAGTAAGCCTGATCCAACGCTCTGCCGGTATATGTAGACGCAAACAAATCGCAACGCGAAAGCATCCACCATATAAATTCTCTTCCCTCCTTATTGCCGATCACAGACTTAACAGCAAAGATAAGCCGCAATTCCTGCTCCTTTGTAAATTGCGCTTCCTTCTTTTTTGCGGGATTGAAGATATCTTCTACTGCTTCGTACAAGGGTTCCTCCCCTGTCAATTCATCAACTGGCATTTTTTATCCTCCCATACCGGACATTAGTTTATCAAGGGCCGTAGACTCTCCCCCCTCTATTGGGGTTTGCCCCATGTCTTTAGCGGCCTTCGCCATACCGCCCATCTGCTCACTCATCATGGCGGCTTCCTGCTGCTTCGCTCTCGCCTGCCGTTTCATCTGCCGTACATCATCCGGGTTCAACATCTCAATATCGATACCTAAGAAATCGGCATAGTAATCGGCCACCTTATCAACGTTCGGCACATCCGCAGCTTCCGGCCACATGGTAGCCATCTGCCCGATAAAACCCATATACTGATCTACAGAAGCCGTAGCCACCATTTTTTGCGCCTGCGCTAATAAAGAAACGAAGTCAACCTTCAGCGGCATATCGTCCAGTTCTTCCGGCCACGGAGGGATCGTGTCTTGCTCCAACATCAAAAAGAAAGTACGATCAATCAGCGGTATAAAAGTCTCCGCATGAAGTCTTTCTAATACCGGCCCGAGTTGTAACAGCTTTTCTTCATGCCGCTCTGCTACTTCCGTAGCCGTCATATTCGGACGGTTAGCCATGGCAAGCATCTTAAAAAGATCGTTATACATGCCCTCTCTCAACCCCTTCCGTACGTCATCGATGATAAGCTGAATGCCCTTCGGATCGGGCTGTACCTGATAGGCGGCATACATGGCCGGGCCGCCACCGGTAGCGTTTACCCGGTTAACCTTCCCGGGCAGCGTACTGACCGAAGCCATCTTATGATGGACGGCTACCGGGGGATCGGCTCTTTTATGCTCCTGCTTCAAGTACGTAGCCCATAAGCTTTGAAGCATACGCACATCCCCCAGACTATCCATGGCCGGGCAACCCCCGTAGATATCCTGCCCGGTAACATCCCAGCGGCTGCCAAAACCCGGCAGCATGTTATACCCGGCTTCCCGAAGAAACTTCGCTTTCGGTTGTTTGGCATCCCGCTCATAATAATACGAAGCATACTGCATCTCCGTATCCCGGGGGTTCAAGATGTAAGATTTGTATTCTTCCCGGGGAACGATGGCATGAACTACCGGAAACTTATTATACATGGACGTAGCATGTTTAAGCGCATTTTCCACCTGCTGGGAGATATTATCTTCCCCAAACTGCCTTGCGATATTACGTGCTGTCATATCCATTTGCCGAAAGACAGTATCAATTCGGCCCTCTTCGTTCATGTCCAGTACATATTCCCCGAAAGTTAAAGGAGTAAAAAATAGCCCCATCCGTGAGTGTTCATGCTCGTACATGAAGTGCGTACCAAAAGAGATTAATTCATCGTACATGCCGTGAACAGCCTGATAAAAATTGGATCGGGCAAACAGGTTACGCATCCGGCGCTGTACTTCATCCAACCAAGGCCGCACCGTTCGATGCTTCGCCAGCCCTTCATCCTGCAAAGTTAAACGAAACCAAGGCCGGGCCGGAGAAGTCATACCTCCGTGCATTCCGGCGCTTGCCACCCTTCGAGATCGAATACCGGTACCGTCCAACACATCGTACCGAAGCTGCCCTGCGTTAGTATCCGGGTTAGTTTCATTTTCCAGATACCTGCTTTTCCGTGGAAGGAAATGTTTCGCCAGACTTCGGGCATCGTTAGCCGTACCTCTCCGCTCATCCAACAGTGCTTTATGCTGCGCCTGTAGCTCCTTTATCTTTTGCTCTACCGACTTTGACTTTTTTGCAACAGTAGTATTTTCCGGCATTTTATTGTGTCCCGCTTAAAAGTTTTTTACCCGTTGTCGGCGCTTTCGTTTCCATGCCACCGGCTCCTGTCAAGATCGCCGCACCCAGCCCGGCCCGTTTTTTCTTTTTATCAAGCTGGCCTTTTTGTGCTTCTTTTACCGCTGGGCTGGCCTTCGGTTTCTTCGGCGGCTTCGGGGGAGGGGGAGGGCTTTTCGGTTTATGGCCGCCACCCCCACCACCACCGCATTGCGCCACAGGCCCGTTATACTCAAAACCCTCCCGGGCGATCACTTCTCCGGTTTCCATATCAATGATTACTTCCGTGTTGATAAACATTGTTTTCTCCTTTTCATAATTCAATAGTATAAAAGTAGGCATCATCGATCCGTCCATCCTCAAATTGAATTGCTTTCGGAATTGCCCCCAATTCGTTAGCCCCAAGTTTTCGGTAAAGGGATCGATGATGCACATGGGATGCAGGCACATAGCCCACTAAAGTATTTACTTTTCCTAATAGCCACGCTTTAAGGTATTCGAGTACTTCTAATCCGATCTCCAGCGTATGATCTCCGGCTGCCTTAAATTTAACCAAATGGATAAAAGCGGTCATATGCCTGAAGCC